TCATTTTGGAATTGTATCCTCTAGCTTTTTATAGTGCTTATCAATCTCAGCCAGATGCCTTAGCGCGTTCCCTTTCAATATATCAGTAATGGTTACACGCAATTCACGGCGACCTTTACGATCACCATCCAAATCACTAAAGGATTTCTTATACTCAGCAAGCAAGGAAGGATCATAAAGTAACTTTTCAACAACAACACTCAAAAATACAAGCTGATTGGTGATGCCGAGCACAGATACGACTTGCTGACCCGAACTGAACTCATGTACCGGCAACGCTTGGAGCGCCTTAATCATGCCCACCATCACATCCTTATGATAAATACTGTACAGCTCAGCATTACTACCAGGCTCCGCACCAATCGACTCAACAGCGCTACGAATACTGCAAGCAAACTGATGAGATGCATCAACGACAGAGAACATCGATTTCTGCTTAAGATCACTGGCGTGCTCTACCGAAAGCCGAGACACTCGAATAGCAATAAATAACGCCACAAGAGAACCTATCGCTTGGACCCACGCAGGGGCACCATCACTAGATATCAATCTCCCAAGCCAGTCCATGAACAGATGCCAATCAACATGCATTTCTGCCTCCAAAATAAATCCTTATCTTCACCGAGCGTGATACCAGCACCCTACGCCTCAGAACAGTCCGCCAAACGATGACGGTTGCCAGTTCATGATCACTAACTCGCCAGTTATCTCCGCCTTGCACTGGCGCTGATTAGTGTTGCTGTAACGGATATCTATACACTCGAAATGGAATTCGGCGAAAGCCCTCCGAATGTCCGGGTGGTCGTTGATGCTGACCATTACCTTACCCTTGCAGCGGCGCATGAAGTCCGCCATGCGCTCGTACTCCTCGAAAGGGAAGTCGACGCCATAGCCGGCGGTCTGCCAATAAGGCGGGTCCATGTAGAAGAACGTGTGCGTTCGATCATAGCGCTCGGCGCAGGCAAGCCACGAAAGATTCTCGACGTAGGTGCCGGCGAGGCGCTGCCATGCCGCGGATAGGTTTTCTTCAATGCGCAGCAAGTTAATAGCCGGCCCAGTGGTTGCGGTACCGAACGTCTGTCCAGTGACCTTGCCGCCGAACGCGTGCTGTTGCAGGTAGAAGAACCGGGCAGCACGCTGGATGTCGGTCAGGGTTTCAGGGCGCGTCATCTTCTGCCACTCGAAGATCTGCCGGGAACTGAGCGCCCATTTGAACTGGCGCACGAATTCCTCCAGATGGTTCTGCACAACACGGTAGAGGGTGACCAGGTCACCGTTGAGATCGTTCAGCACCTCCACCGGGGCGGGCTGGGGACGCATGAAGAACAACGCGGCACCGCCGGCGAAGACTTCGACGTAGCATTCATGAGGGGGAAAGAGAGGGATCAAGCGGTCGGCCAGGCGGCGTTTGCCACCCATCCAGGGGATGATTGGAGAGGTCATAGGTATGCAAGTCTTTACTGTATGGATAAACAGGTGTTAGGCTCGCCGCGCTTTGTGCACAAGGCAGAGGCCACGGCTGGACTTGCAGGAAGGGTCTGCGGGTTCGGCGGGCCGGGCTGGATGTTGACGCATCCTCCTGGCTCGCCTCTTTTTACTTGGTGACTTCGCGCACGTAGGCCTGGCAGGCCTGCAGTGCAATCAGCGCCCGGTCGCCCTCGTCGGTGATGGCGATAATTCGTTGAGCATGCGCTGGGTCAAGTTGGGCGCGTACGGCGCCATGTACCAGGCCTCCGGTGCCGGCGCTTTTTCGCACCCCACCGTCACCACCCGGGGCGGCAAAGGCTCTGGCGTCGACAAGGACTGACAACCGCAGATCAGCGGTAGCAAGCCGGTCACGCAGGCGAGTTTGAGTTTGTTGAGCATCGTTCATCTCCTGCCAATGTGTTTTGCCCTGCTCCTGCAGGCGAATCTCCAGGGCTTGTCGCTGAGTCTTCTGCTCCGCCAACTGCCCCAGAGCTGCAACTGCAGCCTCTTCGCGCTCTCGGCTATAGGCTCGATCCTTGTCCGACAGTTGCCGAACGTAACCAGCGGCCTGGTCAGCAAGCTGCCGACCGTACTCGCTGGCCTGCCACACCCAGGCGCCACGGCCGCCGACATACAGCCCGACCGCAACAGCCAACAGGGCGATACGCCAATTCAGCGACATTACTGCAGCACCTCGAGCGCCCGCGTGTAGAGCGCCTGGCGATCTTTCAAACCATTCAAGCCACCATTAATGCGACGGGTGATCGACTCGAAAAACGAGTCATCGGCCTGCAGCACCTTGTCAGCGAGTGTGTTAAGCCCCGCCCGCTGCCAGAACCAGCCGGCCGACAGCGAGGCGTAGACGGGTTGCTCGAGCAGGTCGGGGGTGTTGAGCAAGCGGCTGTCACCGAACAGCGCTTCGCTGCAGGCCTCGTAGTTGTCGCGGCCGGTGATCTGGATAAGCCCACGGCCACGGTACCGCTGACCATCGCCATCAGCCGCCGGGGTGTTGCCCAGGCGCTGCGCCAAGCGACCGGTGTCGTACTTGGCCAAGTAGGCATCGTTACCGAGCTCACGCACATACAGCAGCTGACCAGACTCATGGCCGACCTGGGCAAAGAATACCGCCATGCGCTTGGATTGCCATTGGTGCCTCCAGTGATGGCCTAAAGCGGCCAAGGGAATTAGAGCTGCTCAACCTTGAGCGGCTTTTCGACTTTCTTTTTCTTGCCCGAGGCCTTGGCCTTGCCCTTCTTGCCGCCGTTGCATTCCACCGTCGTGCTCCACCCGGATTGCGTAAACACCTGCTCCACGCTCTCCACCAGGTACTCGCCATCGAGGCCGACCTTGAAGCCTTGGGCGTTGATCGTGCATTCGGCGAACAGGTCATGCCGCCCTGCCATTTCAAGGCGCACGCCGGCGGTGCTGCGGTTGAACGCCGCCAGCCGCGCTTTGGCGGCCTGCTCGGCAGCGGTTTTGTTGGGGTAGATGTGGCGGTCGGTATGCACCGGGGGCAGACCGTCGGGTGACTCGTCGTTGCCCAGCTCGACCACTTTCATGGCCCCGCTTTTCTGGTCCTGGTGCTGGGTCTTCACAGCCTTTTGCGTACTGCGGTCACCCAGGCGGAACTGGTACCGGGAAACGTCCGTCTTGTTGATGGTGATGACCTGCAGGGATTTGCCCGAGGTACTCTTACCGCCCTGCCGAGGCATCACCAACAGCTTGCCGTCGGCCACCTTGGCGGTGCTGTCGTACTGCCGGGCCAGGTGCGTGACAAAGTTAAAATCCGACTCGTTGCGCTGATCGACGCGCTCGACCTTTGTGGTGACCGGGCACACTGGCTCCCAGCCATTGCGCTTGGCAATCTCGTTTACGATCTGCGACAGCGGCACGTTTTCCCAGCTGCCGCTGCGCACGGTCTTGCCGCTGCCGCGCATATCGCTGGCCTTGCCGCGAATGGTCAACTCGTCAGCGCGCACCGAGCCGAAACTCGTAGTGGCTGCGCTCGTTCTTCGCCGCGTCGACCAGGGCCCGCAAACGCGCGCCCAAGTCAGGCGAGATGATCGAGCCCTCACCCGGCCGGTTATCGTTGGCCCATGCTGTGATCTGGAACGTGTACGGCGCGGCGTTCGGGATCTGGTGCCACTCTTTGAACTCCGCGTTGACGCGAATCGCCTTGAGTACCCGCCGGATTGCGCCGACAGTGCCCTTGGTCTTGTGCACCGGGATCGCCTCGTGGATCAGCTCGCGGCACGCGGGTAATGCCGCTTGTCACACACCACCCCATCCGCCGGTTTGGTCAGGTCGACGCGACTGATCCCCGTCACGTGTAACGCCGCGTAGATGGCCGAGACGGGCAACTGCCCCTCAAGCCGGCGCGCATCAGCTATGGTCGCGTCCAGGCTGGCTCTAGCCCTGCACTGGCCATGAGCCACTAAAGTGGTGTTAACTTCGATTAGGGGTGGCTTGGCCCTAGACGTATAAACATTACGAGATCTGATAGGTAGGTTGCGATAATCGCACACTGAAGGAAGTCAAGATGGAAAACTCCAGCAACGACGCAAAACCAAAATTCTCAGCGAGATACAAAGAAATAAACGTTGATGCTAATCAGTGGCCCAGTAGTGAGGACAAACTTTCCAGGCAGAAAGAGATTGAAAACCTCACACCACTGCTGATCAATGCGCAAGCACCACTTGTAATTTGTCTGGATGCCCCGTGGGGAGCAGGGAAAACTACGTTTCTAAAGTTGTGGTCGCATTATTTGCGTTCACTCGATATAAAAAGCCTATACCTGAACGCTTGGGAAAATGATTTTGCGGAGGATCCGCTGCTCCCTCTTATATCGACATTCGATAAATGGATAGCTACTGAGAACGAAGATTCCAAGGCGCGAGCAGCCTGGAATAAGGCCAAAAAGTATGTTCCGGGCATACTAAAATCGTCCGCTGTAGCTGCAGCCAAAGCAGCGTCTTTCGGCATATTAGATATAGACAAAGAGCTTGAGAAGCTGGCCGGAGACGTAGTCGGAGGTGCGGTAGGGGATATCGTGGATAGCTTTAATGTGAAGCAAAAGTCATTAGAGCAATTCAAAAATCAGTTGTCTGTGGCTCTAGAAGCTTTACCAGACGATCAAAGCAATTTAGTAATATTTATCGATGAGCTTGATAGGTGCCGACCTACTTATGCAATTGAGATGCTGGAGCGAGTCAAACACCTTTTTGATCTTGATCGAATAATTTTTATACTTGCGATGAATAGAGATCAGCTTGGCAAAAGCATAAAAGGCGTCTATGGCGCATCGTTCAATGGCACTCAGTACCTTAAAAGATTCATCGACATCGATTATCAACTTCGGACGCCATCTATTAAGGAATATATTTCCGCAAGGATGGATGAGCCAGAGATTTCGGAATATTTCATAGCGCGAAAAGAAGGTCGTTATAATCTTGAGCACATAATTGAACTTATGGCATATCTCGCGCTTCGATTTGAGTACACTCCGCGCGACATCAATCAGCTGATTGGCAGACTAAAGCTTATTTTCCGCAGCATTCCTCCTACTCATTACCTTGATGAGTCAATCATCGTGCCTCTGTTGGTGTTGAGGCAAGAAAACCCGCAGTTATACACTAAGTATTCAAAGGATGCACTTTGCGCCAATAATGTAATTGAGTTCCTGTCAGGGACAAAAATTGGGGAGGGTGCACTGGAGCACCGTATTGCTGTGATGTTCGGCTATCTAGTGGCTGCTGCTAAGGATCCTTATTCAGACCGAAGTATGGATGAAGTCCTCGCGCCATGGATACAATGGTCAAAGACACTGTCGGAAAATGCGGGCGCCGGCCATATGAAATCGGAGTTACAAAGGGCAGTTAATGTAGTGATTGAGCTTGCTAATGGAGATCCCAAGTTTAGGATGAGACGAGGGCTTAATGAGCTAGCTTTTAAACGCATTGAGCTAGCCGGAGAGATTAATTTTTCGTAACATTTGATGCGAGCAAAAATCTTTACGTTCAATCCTTAGCAGTTCAGTTCGGTGTTATTTTTTCTGAACTGAAGTTTGCTAAGGATGTTAGAGGAACTGTTTTTCAAATATAAATGGCTGCTATGTGTCGGAAGCGGTCATTGTGTGGAAGAGGCGAATGCAGCCAGATGCTCTGTGCGTACTGCTGAGACTGATTAACTAGGGTGCAATCGCCATGTCAGCTTGCCCGTCACCTCTTATTCAATTGCGCACACTCTTTGCGCGCAGCATCCCGCTGCTGGTCCAGGTAGAGAGCCAGATCAGCAATGTGTATGCCTCGGGAGCTCTTCTGGCTCGGTTCAAGTCGGGTGATGGGCAGCTTGATGTCTCATGCCAGCACCTTGCGTTGGAATACGAGCGGCGTGAGATGAGTGAAGTAGTCAGCGCATACCCGTTCGAGCGAGATAATCGCCATGCCGTTGTACTGCGCCATCAAAACAAAGGCTGTGTTCACGCATTGCCCTCCTGTTCCTGCGAGTTCGGCTCATTGCGCTGGCTGAGCACCTGCTTGCTCGCAAGGTTGAATAGATCGTCGGCAGAGACCGGAGTGACGGACTGCTCGAAATTGCGCAAGGCGTCAAACTGAATGCGGTACAGCCCGGCCTGACCGAGCCACGCGACGGCGTGATACTCGGCGTCGGATACGAGGCAAGGTGTCGCAAGGCGCTCGCCTTGCGAGCCGAGCTTGCACTTCTTGCAGATGTGATAACCGCCGTCGTAAGGGTTCACTGTTTCCCAGAGATGCTTGTGCGTAGTTATGCGGTCATCTACTAGGCAGCTTCGTTGGATAATGGAGGTCATGCCGCAGCCTCCGCAGTCGATGCCGTGGCTGGGGTGCTGCGCAACTGGGCATGAATGCGCTTGGCGAGCGAATCAACACCGAGCGCCTGTGATGTAGCCAGACTCGCCTGCTGATCCGACTTCAAGGCTTTCATGGTGCGATGAGCGAGCTGCAGTGTTTCGCCGACCTTCGTCAGCAGCTCGTAATCGGCCCTCGTCACCGGCATGCCGGTGTAGGACATTATTCGCTCCTCGAGCTCGCTGATGGTGAGCTTGAGGTTTGCCGTGGTCTTGAGGTGTTTGCGCTGGTCGGCTTCGCTTTGTACGGCGAGTTCCGCCAGTTCTTCGTTTAGCGTTTTGATGCGCTGGGCATGCGTGGCATTGCGTTCCGCCAAGCCAATTTCCTTGCCTTCTTCATATGCCCGGCGACGGGCTCCAGCGAGCAAGTAGGGCAGGATCGCCGAGACGAAGAGTAAGAAGATCCCGGCGCTGAGTGCATATTGGGAGGGTTGCATGTGCTGTGCTCCGAACTGCGCAATGACCCCTATGCCGCCAACGTCATCGACAAGCGTGTCAGCAACCTGATCGGCACCGGCATCACCCCGCACCCGCGTTTGCTAGACAAAGCGATCCGCAAGGCGATGCAGGAGCTGTGGAAAGACTGGGTTGATGAGGCCGACGCCGATCAGCTCACGGACTTCTCCGGGCTGCAGGCGCTGGTGGCGCGGACTGTTGAACAGTCGGGTGAATGCTTCATCCGGCTGCGCCCGCGTCGGCTGGAGGATGGTTACGCGGTGCCGCTGCAGCTGCAGTGCCTGGCACCGGAGTTCGTCCCGCACGACAAGTTCGAGCTGACCCGGTTCGGCAATGTGATCCGGGCTGGAATCGAGTTCAACGGCATGGGCCGGCGTGTGGCGTACTGGTGCTACCGCAACCACCCCAGCGACAAGTCATCGCTCAATGTCGGCTACAACCAGCTGGTACGTATACCGGCAGAGCAGATGCTGCACATCTTCGAGCCTCTGGAGCCTGGGCAGTTGCGTGGCGTGCCGCGCTTGGCGCCGGTCCTGAAGCGCCTGCGTAGTCTGGACAACTTCGATGATGCGGTGTTGTTCCGGCAGGAGGTGGCCAACCTGTTCGCGGGCTTCGTTCGCAAGCCTGCCCCCGAAGGTGCACCTCAACTCGACATGGTCACCGGGGCGCCGGTCAGACTCGACCGGGATGGCTTCACGCCGATGGTGGGACTGGAGCCTGGCACGATGCAGGAGCTGCTCCCGGGTGAACAGGTCGAGTTCTCGGATCCGCCGGACGCTGGTAACAACTACCCCGATTTCATGCGGCAGCAACTGAGGGCAGCGGCTGCGGGCTCGGGGCTGCCCTACGAGCTGATGACCGGTGACATGCAGGGCGTGAACGACCGGGCAATCCGGGTGGTGTGAACGAGTTTCGTCGGCGCCTGGAGCAGCTCCAGTTCCAGGTATACGTCCACCAGTTGTGTCGGCCGGTGCGGCAGGCCTGGTTAGACATGGCCGTCCTTGCAGGCGCGCTGGACTTGCCGGACTACTCGCTGCGCCGCCGCGAGTACCAGCGCACCCGTTGGGTGCCACAGGGGTGGGCTTACATCCACCCGGTTCAAGACGTTCAATCGCGCAGCTTGGAAATCGCTGCTGGCTTCGGGTCGCGCAGCGAGGCATGCCTGCGTAATGGTACCGACGCCGAAGTGGTTGACGAAGAGAACGCCGCCGATATCGCCCGGGCAACGGCCTTGGGCCTCAAATACACCAGCCTGCCGGCCGTCGAGGATGATTCTGATGAGCCAGGCGAGAAGGGGAAGACATGAAACAGTTGATGCCGTTTCGCATCATGAACAAGGCGCCGTCGGCGCCTAAGATCGAAGACCAGCAAACCACCCAATGCACTGATCAGATCAAATGCACTGATTCGTCAAGACGAGTACAAGCGATGGTCAATTCTGCGTATAACCCGACCCACTACCCTACCCGGGCGCCTAGGGTGACTGGTGCCTGGATAATCCGCTCCAACCAGCTCCATTCCATGTATCGGTCGCCGCGCCCCCTCAGATGGGTGTAACGCCGCAGCGAGTTCCAGTCACGATGACCGGATACACTCGATACCCGCGGGATATCCCAATTCATTTCGAACAACCGGCTCACACCTTCGTGGCGCAGATCGTGAAAATGCAGGTCCTCCACGCCAACCATCTTGCACGCCCTGGACCAGGCCGTGCCGATTGAATCGGTGTTGTAAGATCTCGGTGCACAGACGCGGCATGCTTTGCACAATCGCCCACGCCTCATCCGGCAGATGGCACCACACATCGTTGCCGATCTTCTGACCGGGGTTCTTCATATCCCGCACTTTCACCGCCTGGCGGTGCTCATCCAGATCCTCCCACATGATGCGAGCAATCTCGTCCATACGGCGCGTAGAAAAGATGGCAAACGCCACGACCTTCGGCATGTGAATGACTGTCGGTCGACGTGCAAGCATCTCGAAAAAGTGCTCAAGCACCTTGTCGAGCTCTTCGAGCGTTGGCCTGCGATCCCGCTCCCGGCTTTTCATGTTGTAGCCGAGGCGCTTCAGGACAAGGCGTGCGTCGGGCATAGCCTGGGGGTTGATCTCGTACTCCCACGCTGCCCTAGCCAGCGACAGCACTGAACCCAAGTGAGCCAGATCATTTCCTGCTGTCTGCGGTTTGATGGCACCGCCTGCAGGGCTCATACGCCATAGGGCATAGTCCACCAGTGCTTGCTGGCTGATGTCAGAATCGACCATCTCACCCAGATAGCTGTTCTTGATGGCGTTCAGCGTGCGTCGCTTAGTCTCGCCCAGAGGCCGAGCTTTCTCGGCCTCAACCAGATAGCGGTCGATCATGTGTTTGACTGTGTGCCCTACCCGATTGGCGCGCTCGATAGCACCAGGTTCAGCCAGCTCGGTTTCCCGTCGCTTCGCCCAGGCCACTGCAGCCTGTTTGCGGGCGAACGTTTGGCTCTCTTGATAGACTGTCACCTTGTCGCGATTAATGCGGATCTGGACGAGGTAGCTGCTGCCATCGGCCTTTTTACGCGTTCTGATCGTTGCCATCTGAGATTGGTACACGTCGTCTGTCGATTGGTACATTGCACCAAGCGCTTGGTAAAAACGCCCCAAAACCCCGAAATTGGTAAAAAA